TTTTTTACCAATTACATCATCACCAAAATAGATTTTATATTTACCGTTTCTTGATTCTTCGATATAATAGACAGCATCAGTTGAGACTACGGTAGTTGCGTCGGTGGCTAAAACAAATTTTTCAGTTTTAATACTTGTAGATGATTCTTGTATAATTACTTCGATTGTTGAAGTATCTATTCCAGCATCAGGTAATTCAAAACTTTGTGTTGGGTTATTTGTAGAATCAAACGAGAACGTATAAGTTAATGGTCGACCTTGGTAGATATAAAGATCATCAAAACAAAAACGATTACATGTTTCATCATAGGTGGCTACTTTGGCATCTTTATTGACAAAGACGTATGAAGCACCGCTAATTGCGCTTGACTGAAATCGAGTGTATTTTGGTAATGTGAGTGTTGTCTGAGTGTTTCCAGTTGGACGAGTAATTTGTAGATTGATGGTTGCTCTTGGAGCAACTGCTGATACGGGTGTGTATCCTAACATTTTGGCATGTGATACAACTGAATCACGCATCAGAGCAGTATCAAGAAACATCTCATTGGCAATCATATTATTATAGAAAGCCATATAGTGCGTATTATAAGCCAAGACATCTAAAAGTGTGTTTAAGCCAGAGGCTTCGAAGTCATAGTCCGTGAACTCTTCCTGATCTCTCAAGAAATTCTTTAAATTATTCTTGATTGTAAAAAAATCTAGTTCGGATACGACTAGTTTTTGGTCGGTATTAGCCATTAACGGACCTTCTCTAGAAACATTGTTAGGGTGACGGGTGCTTCAAGATTATTTATGAAGAATCTTAAAGTAACATTATACCCATTTTCTTCTGGATTGGCTTGAACACGAATAGCATCAACGCCGACTCGAGGTTCATAATTGGTTATTGTATTGAGGATGTCTTGACGAATAGAGTCTGCCGTCACAATAGAAACATCTTCGAAAAGAAGTTTTCTTAAATTAGATCCGAAATAAGGTTGAAATGGTTTTTCAAATGAATTGGTTTGTATTAAATTCTTGAGTGCACCGATAATCGCAGCATTGCCTGTTCTACGATTTACGTCATTAGTTACTGGATGGCGACCGAAATTTAAATCTAAATCTTTATATGTTCTTGTGGTTATATTAATTGTAGCCATTATTCCTACCTTCTAGTGCATATATTTAACATGGTTGCACACATGGATCCTGAAGTTCTGGTGGTAGTTCTGGATCTGGTACTCCATCGACGACAATATCTGCAGCATTTTGTGGAGTTTTTGGACGCTCGAGCACAAAAACCGCATCAGGAATTAAATCAAAAAGCGCTGGATCAGTTGGATCTGGCGGTACAGGAGCATCAACTGGAGCTGGTTCATTTTCTGGTGTATCCAAGGCATCGCTAAAGTCGTTTAAAATGTCAATTAAATCTGATTTAGTTGCATCACAACCTTGTCTTATTGGGTTAGGAATCAGAACTGACTCCAAAAACTCATCATCTTCAATCGCTTCTTCGCCTGTTTTTAAATTCTTTCTGCCGCAAGAATGTTTCCAGAATTTGAGCAAGCCCTTAATTAATCCCTTGATTGCATTAATTGCAGCAAGATCCTTTTGCACAGAATCGTTTAACGTCGCTCTTAAATTCTCAACTTCATCTAATTTATTTTCAAGATATAAAGTAAGTTCGTTATCAGACATAAACCTAATGGCGTCATTTTGCAAATCATCAATCAATCCTTGGACTGTTTTCTTAATAGCAGCCATGTATGGTCGACCATTTTCTAACGATCCAGTAACATCTGTTGGATTATATGCTGATGCTGTCATATACTGACCGTTGGAGGCTCTATACTTGGTCGACAAATTGCTAATCCAAGGCGATCCATCAGCATTTGGTGGCATACCATCAAACAGTTCTCTTGCTAATGAAAAGTCGTCTATAATATCCTCTGGGTCATATGTCTCAGATATTTGTTGAGTATATTGCTCATCGACAACCTTATACACAACCATGTTCTCTTTGCCGCGCAATGGAGCGTCGACTGTAATGGTTGTATTGGTCACTGCTACAACGAAGTATTCAAGATCATCGTAATAAATCTTATCATTTGCACTCAATACAGAGGCAAACGAAGTGCCATTGCCTGTAATCACATTATCCAAGCAAACACTATTTGAGGTGAACGCAGTATATCTTGATACCGCAATGTCAGTATTTGTTGACGTAAAGTTTGTATTGACAGTAAATCCAGTTTCTTTATAGAGGGAAGCAGATGCATTTGCATTGCGGAACGGTCTAGTGACTGTTAGATAATCACCACGTGCATTAATAGTATTGACCTGTTTAATTTCACTATTAACATTAATATACATTCCTGGAGTTATCTTTAAACTAGATCCAGTAGCCAATACAATGTTAGCCAGATTTAATGTTGTAAGGCTGGCAGTATTTACATACACATCATTCGCCGTCACGCTGACGGTTCCGCCGCCAGTATGCAACGTGTAGGTTCTACCAGTAACAACATATAGTTTATTGTTGACTGTGATTGTTGAGCCGACGTTAATTGCAGGATAAGAAGTCTTACTTAAATTGGCTGTTGCGACATTAGTCGATGCAATATTGATAGTTCCACTCAACGCAATGTTACCATAAATTTCTTCACCGACCAATAATTTATCATCCACGTTGATGCCTTGTAAATTATTGACGTGGTTTTTGAATGATTGCATTGAATCGTATAGAGTATTTCCAGCAACACTCCATTGAGAAATTGTCATTCCACCTATTCTATTTTGCGGATCATTAGCATATTGCGTAGCACTGCCTAAACGATCCAACAATGCAGTTCTTGCATTGGCAACTGCGCCTGTTTTGGTAAACAAATCTGGTAATGCTTTCTGTAATCCAGCCCAACCATTTTTAGTCAGATCGTTTAATGGAACTTCAGCACTTTCGAGTGCTTGCGTCATCGTAGACGTGCCATTAGCAACAGTATTAGCAAATTCTCCTTTTAATGCATTCAATGCACCCTTGCCTGCTTTAATAGCATCTTTTACGCTTTGAATAATATCTTGGATTGCTGCAGGAGGAAACGATCCAGTTTTAGCAAAAGGAATTGGTGATCCTGTGAATGTGATGGCAAGGGTCTGCAAAAGAGGAATGCCCCCAATCAGACAGAGAATCCACTTAATTACTTTGCTTAACTTTAGTAGGACACGTACTCCTCTAAACGAAGTTGATCGACTGGAATTTTATGTTTCTTTAAGAATTCGTAGTCGTCTTTCGAAATCTTTTTATTGCTGTAGACAAGTTTCATAATTTGTTGGTAACGTCTGACGACACTTTTTGATAGGCAACACATTATTTATGGTAACTGAGGGATATCAAATTTTAAAGTAGAAAGATCAGCATTGTCTGCTGCAGTTTGTAAACTCTTTTCAAAGTCCTCAGAAAGTTTTAGTGAATCGGCTTGTGCTCGCACTGATTTTGGCGAATCCACTGTAGCAAGGAATTTACGTTCCAGTGCACCCATACCATCAGTTTTTTCTTTTTCATTTTTAGAAACTACTGGTTTTAATTGTGGAACTGGACCTCGATATTTCGACGCTGCTTCTAATTGATCAACTGAAGAAGTTGGAGGAACTACAGGTGGCGCAATTTGTGTCAATGCATAGTTCATATATCCAACGGCACCATCAGTCCAAATTTGCGGTCCAAGAAGTTTAACACCAGAGGTTGCCGCAGATTGACTTCCACTTCCAGCGATAGCATCTACTTTATCTTTTGGCAATACATTTTCTAATACTTTGCGAATTATATCAGACATACCGTCATACACACCACTGATGGTTGTTAATCCACCAGAACTATGCACAGCACCTCTTGCACCATAAGATGATAGCACACCTTCTGCTCGAATACCTAATCCTTGTACGCCATATAACTTTGCTGTTCCAAACGAGCACAAATCCATGTTTCCGCGAGAAGTGATCTTAACATTAGATCCTTTCATATTAATATCGCCAGAACTTTCAAAGTCAATACCATCTGCTTGGATTACAAGTTTACCATTAATTCTTAGAAACATACCACCCTGCATAGTGGTAATTTTATCGCCCAACACATATTCTTTATGATTACCCATCACGATATCATATTTGTGATTAAAAGATTTTTCTTTAATCGATCCAGATGGCATAAATTCTAAAGTCGATCCTGTACGATGTGACAATTGCACCCGCTCATAATCTTTAGTATCATCCATTTCAAATGCATGCCCTGATTCAGTTTCCTGAACGTGATTAAATGGAAATTTAGCATTGTATGAAGGAAATGGTTCGCTCCAAACTTCTTGAACTCTTCCACCTTCACCCGAACTTTCTTCTTTCGCTGTCTTAATATATTTGACACGATTCTTACGTTGAAAATCGATTGCTGTATTTGCTATAGACTCAGAACGTATTCCTATAGATGCAGCAGTCGTATCGCTTTCGATTCTATTTGGTCGCGCTAATCTAGATGTTGTTGGCTCATTTAAGATTTTACCAGGATTTGTTTTTGGTGTATCTGTAGTGTATTTTGGTGGCGAACCATCTGTGCTTACCACACTTGATTGTAATTTTCTAGGATATGGTTTACTATCCTTTACTGCTTGCGTAAATGGATCGCGAAATCCTTGCCCCTCATCCGGAACAAAGTCAGGAATATGTGGCACAGTGCCTAACATAATTGGCACATTGTGTTGGTGACCATCAGCAAAGAAACCAAATACTAGCGATCCTTCTAACGGAGGATTAGTTGTATTTTCGCCAAGAGGATTTACTGGATGCGCCCATGGCAAACTTTTAGTTGGGATTAACGCAGTATCTTTACTATGAAATCCATATATTCTAACTTGACATCTGCCGAGAAACATAGGATCAACTCTATTCTCAACGACTCCCATCCACCAAACAAAACTATTAAATGGTTGTTGTGGATTTTTTTCGAAAGAATCTAATGATGCAGGTGTATTTTCTTTAGAGTTTTGCATATTAAATATTTAAAGGAAGTCCAGGCGAGTTACTGGCTACAGAAATAAACGTGCGTAATCCAGTTGATTTAGTTAAATTATGACGAACTTTAGTAATTATATATCTGCCCGACAAATATGGATCCATGTTTCTCTTTAATTCATCACTCGATGTAAGTGCGGGTACATTGATGTCAACAGGAATACCAACTGTAAATGATGGATTACCTGCAACCTCGCAACTACTGAAGTGAGTGTATTCTAATGCATTTAATAATTTTTTACGCTGCAATAAAAAGTTTTCTTCATTACTATTATTTTCGCGATATACACCAACATCTAATGTATACGGAGAAATATTTTGACCAGCAATTATTCTATTTGTTGCAAAAGATGTGGAATTGTATTGCATGTCTGTTCTATTTAAAGTACAATAAGCAATAGTTGGTGGTGCTTGTTCATACACCACTTCTGGTGCAGCGCTTTCTTTGTTCGTCAGATTTTCTTGACTGATGCCAATGCTGTCGAATTCATTATAACTACCTTTTAATATATCAAAAGCAGCAAGAGAACCTGACAGATTTTTTTGAAATTTTAATAAATCATAAATTACATCAACATTAAAGTTTAATATTTCATTCGCTTTTACTGGAACATAGGTCGCAGGATCTTCAGAATTTTTAGCAGTAGAAACAATTAATCCTCCAGGAACTAAACTAACGCCATCTGTCATTCTTGATAATGAAACAAAGTTGTATCCTTGATTGTTTTCAAAAAACAAAAATGGTGAATTGATTTCATTTATAGCACGTCTTTCGAAATATTCTATCGCTTCTAATGCTGTTAGATTTGTTATAATGTGTTTTGGTGGAGGACCATACGATTGTTCTAATTGAATTTCGCGTTTGCTTCTTTTATCTTTTGTGTTTACACTAAGATCATTTAAACAAATGGTATTGACATATTCTGAGTATGATCCGCCTTCGAATGTTCTATTAATTAATGCATTTTTTTTGGATTTAAATAATTCATCAGAACAAAATCTTAGAATGTAACTGGCACCTGACCCTTTATCATTTTTTCTAAGGCTTTCTATTTTAGTAATTCTAAAAATTTTAGAATACTTTATTTGCCCCTTATCTGATGGTTTACTAAAAGACAAATATAATTGTTCTTCCCCTGCAAACTTATATGATGCGCGAAGATTGACAGTATCATTAATTGCAATATTCCCAGTGATCACTGGTCGAAATATGCTTTCGTGTAAATTAATAACGTTCCAGAGAGCAGCAATAGAAATTGCTTTGCCGTTTTTATCTATAATAGACACTGAGTGAAATTTTATATCTCTTAACGAAGTGTTAAGATTACTTTTTCTAGCCATTTAAAACAGAACTCAATTCATTTGTCATTGCTTCAACATACTGCTGCTTCAATAATTTAATTTGACGTTTTTCCTCATTCAATTGGTCTTCATATTCATACACTGTCACAGGAACAATTGTTGATTTAACGTTTAACGTCGCGACTACTGCTGAATTAGCGTTTGCAGTATTTGCTCTTATTACTGTGTTAGCCCATGTTGAACTGTTTGGTGTTTTAAGTATCAACGTGTTAGAAGTGTAATCATATTGTTGTAACGTAACAGTATTGTTTGAAATAGTTGTTGTAGAAGGTCCATTAACTTCTCTTAGAGTACTCTCTACTTTTTCAACATAATGAGATACTTCAATATACGCATTAGCGATACTTGGATAATTATATTTTTTTACAATATGCCTTTCCAATGCATCTCTCGGCATAGGAAAATCGAATACAGGATCAGTCAACCCATTTGTATAACATATGACCCAGTGAAATTGTGGATTATTGTATTCTTTTTGCGCGACTATTTCTGGAGTATCGCCGTCTTGTAACTCGTATTTGTAATAAGCATAAAGATTATCTAATACTTCTTGCCTTACTGATACTCTAGAAAAGATGTTTGTTACTAATCGTACATCACGATCTGCAAAATTAAAAGAATATGTTGTTTTAGGAAAAAAATCGAAGAAAGACATTAGTAGTTTAATCCCCCTTCATCTAAATCTAAATCTGCTGCTGTGATCATTGCGGTTTCTTGTAGTTGAACAGACAATCTAACTTCGACTGGCGATCCATCGCTGTGAGTGGCATAACCATTCGGCGCATAATCTACCGCAATATTTGTAACAACGCATTGTTTTGATCTAAACAAAAAATCATTTGGTTGTCCGCTATTATCAAAAAAGGTAAATGCAAATCTTGCAGGAGGAACGTAATAACGTCCAGTTGTTGCTCCGCAGAACGTTGGGGCAGAAAAGTATTTAAAGTATCTGATAATATTCAATATCTTTTGTGTATCACTTTGAGTTCTTGGGATTAATCTAAAATCGAAAGTAAATTCTCTAAAATTTGGAGATTGATATAACATCTCCATTTGAGGGTTCACAACTCTGCCAGAAAGACCAAACTGCAAGATATTTGTGATATCTTCAGAGGTATTAAACAATTTAGATGCTGCAGTGGTCGATAACTCTGCTAGATATGGATCGTTTTTATCTAAAAACTTTGGTTCCGCTAATGCTTGTGCGCCAAATCCTACAGCACCAAATGCTTTTGTTAAAGAAACTTGACCGTAATTTTGCGAGTATTGCGTTGCTAATCCATCAGGAATTGGTAACGTTATACTTGCAACACGAGTATCTGAATATCGATTTAAAGAAAAGTCTTTGAACAATGTTGAAACTTGATCTTTAAATTTCTGAGGATCGAAATTTAATCCAGCTGCAGCACTCACTGCTTTAGTACCAGCAGCCACAACTTGTCCAGAAACATCAGCGGCTTTTTTGGTTAGATCGATTGCGTTTTGTCCAAAAGGAAGCTGGGCGACTGCGCCAGCTGTACTTTCAACAAGATTTGATCCTGCTTTGATAACACTGGCTGCTCCTGCCGTCAATGATGCTGTTGATCTACTTTGCACCGTTGACTTTACATCAGCTCCAGGATTCGAATTAATTTCGTAGATATCAAACTTGATAAATGGAATTCCGCCATTGTGTATACTTTCTGGGAAGGTCAATTCAGGTTCCCCAGCGCCAGAACTGCGAGTAAAATCTGATTCGCCGCGACCACCGCCAAAATTAAAAGGAACTTTTCCTAATGATTCAATTGTCTCTGGTATACGTTTTCCTGTCACTGTGACAAATTCTAACGTTTCTTTAGAAGCTGCTCTCATAGAGCCATCAGTAGCCAGAGTTTGACCTCGCTCAGCAGTTAATGCTTTAGCAGTTAATCTGGTTTCAGCATTCATTGAGTGTTCCTATAAATAAATGATGGCTTACAGTGGTAAATTTAGTCCTAAAAATACCAATAAATATTTAGGTGATCCTACGAACGTCTGGTACAGAAGTCTCTGGGAACGCCGAGTGATGGTGCATTTAGATACCAATCCAAACGTGGTGGAATGGTCGAATGAGGAAATAGTCATACCTTATTTATCACCTGTCGACAACAAATATCATAGATACTTTCCTGACTTTTTTGCTAAAATTAGGAATTCGAGAGGTTTATTTGAATCCATGATTTTAGAAGTAAAGCCATATAATCAAGCCCAACCACCTCAGAAACGAAGTAGAGTGACGCAACAATACATCCGTGAAGTGGTAACTTGGGGTGTGAATGAAGCCAAATGGCAGGCTGCAATGGAATATTGCAAAGATAGAAATTGGACATTTAAGGTTATTACAGAAAAGGATTTAGGAATTTAATGGCATCACTATTTGACAAAGTCAAGATGGAGATGATGGCGAATGGTATTCAACCCAGAACAGCCGCAGCTCGAGCATGGCTGGGATCTAAAATATCTGCGCTACGAATACCTTCCAATCGTTCGAATATACTAAACGACGCCAGTCGTATTGCTGCCAAAGCATTTATCGGGCGTATGTATTTCTATCACTACGATCCAAAATACAAAGATGTTCTCCCCGTTTGGGACAAGTTTCCTTTGGTAATTCCTATGGAAGCCTATTCTGATGGGTTCCTTGGATTAAATCTTCACTATCTAGATCCAATGTCTAGATTAGCGTTATTGGATCGATTATTAGATTTTGCTAACAACGATAAATATAATGATTCGACTGTGTTGAATTTATCATACGATTTGTTAAAAGGCGTTCGAAGGTATAAGTTATTCGAACAATGCGTCAAGCGATATCTATTCTCTCATATACGGTCGTCTATAATTTATATAGAACCCTATCATTGGGAAACGGCATGTTTCTTACCTGTACAAAAAATGGTATATAATCAATAATGCAAGCAGTTACACCACCATCATTAACAGCATTTGCTGGGCAAGAATTTTTAAGATCCTCATACTTTTTGGCGCAGTTTGCACCAAATCTGTTTTTTAGTCCAGAATTACAAAGAGACATTGGCATGCTTTGCGAATCTGTGGAGTTTCCAGGAATTACTGCTACCTCAACAGATTATAGAATGGCTGGATTAAATCGAATTAAAGTACCATATTCTAAAGATTATCCAGACGTAACATTAACGTTGTTAAACAGTGTCAATTATGATATGTATCATAGGTTTATTAAATGGGCTAGATTTGCCACCAGTGAAGATTGGATAAACGGAAACTCAACTACAGTACCATACTTCGACGAATTTACTTCAAACTTTACTTTATACCAATTTAACAACGATGTTCAATCTAACGAACGGTTTGGTGGATTGTCAAAGATATTGAGTAACATTGACAAATTAAATGCTAGATTACTTAACTCTGATAACCTATTCAACACAACTAGAGTCGGTCAATCTTTTATTAGCAATTTTAATGCAGTAAGTAGAGACACAGCTCCAAGAAAAGTAGCATTCGCCGTAGAATTTTATAATGCATATCCCAATGCGATACAATCAATACAATCTAATTGGGCTGATGATCAGTTCCAACGCATTACTGTTTCTTTTACATATGAATACTATATGATTCGACCATTCGATGAAAGCCAAATAACTGTTACAGTTGTTCCTGAGTAATATAGAGGTTTATTATGCCGTTACCGAAAATTGATTTGCCATTGTTTGATTTGAAGTTGGTATCTGTTTCTGAGCCAGTCAAGTTTAGACCATTCCTAGTCAAAGAAGAAAAACTACTTCTAATGGCTTTATCGACAAATAAAGAAGAAGATATTCTAAAGTCGATTAAACAAGTTGTAAACAATTGTTTAGTTTCAGATATTAATATTGATACGCTTCCTATTTTTGACATCGAATATTTGTTTCTGAACATTCGCGCCAGATCAGTTGGTGAAAAAGTAGAAAACTATTTTGTTTGCCGTAATGTTGTTGGTAAAAAAGTCAAAGAAGATGGCACTGAAGAAGATGAAGTTTGTATGCATATGATGCCAGTCGAAGTAAATATCTTGGATATCAAACCACCAGTAAATGATATACCTTCGAGAATTTATATTACTAAAGATATTGGAGTCCAATTAAAATTTCCAACACTACAGAATTACAAATCGATCAACGAACTCACCTTGAGTGAAAATGCCAACGAAATTTTTGATATAGTTTATGATTGCTGCGAGTATGTGTTCGACGAGAAAGAAGTTTATTACACAAAGGAATCTTCTAAAGAAGAATTCTTTTCATTTATTGAAAGTTTAACGCAAGAACAATTTGATAAGATAACAGGATTTTTTGAGCAACTACCTACCATCAAACATGATCTAAAACACAAATGTCAGAAATGTGCATTTGAACATGATTTACATTTGGAGGGACTCAGCGATTTTTTTACCTAACCTTCCGTGGTAAGACGCTCCAAGCCTACTACGGAAACATGTTTACGATGACTCATCAATACAAATACACGTTGACTGAGTTAGAAAACATGATACCATGGGAACGAGATTTGTATATTGGAATGGTGAATAATTGGGTTAAGGAAGAAACTGAGAAAGCAAAGCAAACAAGAATGGAACAAGAATCTAAACTCAACGCTCTAGTCAGAAAAAAGAACCAAAGTAGAAGAAGATAATGGCAATAGCAGACGTCGCATCAAGATTATATTCATCATCAGCGTACAGAAACACGCCAGTCATCAAAGCACTGGCAGATTCTGTTAAGATGAATTTAAAGTTTAGATTCTCCTTGGTTGGTATGGCTGCTGCACTCACAGGTTCACAAACTCTATATCAAATTGCGCAACAAAAGTATTTGATCACTGACGAAGAAAGGAAACAAGCAAAAGAAGAAATACATTTTAAAAAATATGTTGTAACATCTATTTCTACATTATCCAAACAAGTTGCAATAATTGAATCTATAGTAGAAAAAAATTCGCTGATGATTAATGCCATTTATAATGATTTGGGTTACTTTAAAGGTCAACGCAAGTTAAGTGGTTCTACGAGTTATGGAAATTTAAAATCATTTAGAGCACCAATCAGTTCTAGAACTGTAAAGGGTAGAATTGACGTAATCAATGCAGAGATAGCAGCACTTAAAGGTATTCGCCTTTCTGATGCTACAACAAAACAAAAAAATGCTGCGAGAGAAGTTGAACTAAAAGAAAAGGATAAGACCAAAGCATTAGTCGGCGCTGCTGTTGGTGCAACACTAGCAACTATTGGCGCTGCTCTTGCTGGCGGTGGTGCAATATCAACTGCAGCACTCGCAGGAATTGGTGGAATCGCTGGTGCATATATTTCATCAAAAGTAGTCGAACAAGCAGTTAAGACAGCAGTACCAATCATCGGACAAGCATTTAAAATTGGCATTGGTTTACAATTAGCAAAAATGACCGTAGACTATTCTGGAAGAAGAATGTCTGGTGAAACTGGAATTCAAACTGGCGACGAAAATCTCGACAGAGCATTAGATCCAATTCTTTCTCCATTGGTGGATGTATTAAATTTCTTCCTGCTTTACATGGGATTTAAGAATGTAAATGCGGCAATGAAGGCAATTAAAAAGGGAAGATCTGGACGTGGTGCATTATCATTTTTAAGCAGAATAGGAAAGGGTTCTCCGACTCAAGCAACCGCAGCAAAAGCTGTAGCACCTATGACGGGTGCAACAACAGGCGGTGGATTAATTTTAAATCCTAAAACAGGAAGACCATTTGATGCCCCAGCAGCAGCAACTGCTGGAAGAAAAACCAAATTACCAAAAAGCGTATTAAAATCTTTAGCAAAATTAAATAGATGGGCAAGAGGTCCAGCAGCGAACTTAAAATTTGCTGGCACTGCACTTTTGTTGGTAGGCATAGCAAATATGTATTCTGCCGCAGAACAATATGAATCAGATACCATTTCTTATGCACAATACAAAGAAAGAATGGTTGATGGATACAAACAAATTATTGGAACAATTGGCGCAACTGGTGTCGGCGCTGCTTTAGGTTCTATGGTCGGCGGTCCTGTGGGATTTGTTGTTGGTGCATTGGGTGGCTTTGGTGCTGGGTTATTGATGGAAGACCCAACAACTAGTGCAGCAATAAAGTTGTTTAATATTTTTCATGGAATCGAATCACCTGAAACTGGTGTAATGGGTTATTCTGCATCAACATCATCTTATGCATCTAAAGGGACATCTTTCAAAGACACTGATTTCTCACAAGTTAAGGCAAATATAATGATGGCGGAGGGAACATCGCAAACTCGTGACCCTTATAATACTGTCTATGGATATGGACGGTATGGACAACCATCGAAACCTTTGATTGATATGACGTTTGGTGAAGTTGCAGATTTTCAGAAAAACGTATTAATCCCAAACACCAAGGGCAAAGTTCCAGGAACAAACTTGGGAACTGGTGCAGTCGGCGCATATCAATTTAATAATGGGACTTTAGAAAGTCTTGCAAAACAAAAATTCGGTTCTTCTTGGCGTTCTGAAAAATTTACACCAGAAAATCAAGATATTTTGGCTGAAGTATTATTTGACGAACGTAAAGGAAATGATGCTAAACTCGCAGCAACTTGGGCATATTTTAGTAATTTAGATGAGCAGGGTGGAGCGGCATTAAGAGCACAAAGAGGTATCGGTTCAAGTGGTCCAGAAGCAATGTTAGCAGGTGCTGGATTGGGGAGCACGCTTGATGCGCAATTGTTTACTTTGTTTGGTAAAGCGTTTGCCAACGTTGATACTATGAGAACAGAAACACAAGCAGCGCAGGACATGGGTGCTCGAGCAAAAATTGATCGTGTTGAAAAAACAGTTGAGGCTGTCAGAGAAAAAAGTCAAGCTGAATTAGCTGCTATGGCGGCTGAAACTCAAAAAATATTAGACATGAAAAATTTAGAAGCAATAAACTATGTCGATGATAAAGCATTCGATGAAGAATTTGCTGGTCTATATAAAGTTGCATAAAAAAAGGCGCACCGAAGTGCGCCTGAAAACATCCACGGTTTTCTAAAGTAAATTACTCGGCTGCGAGTTTTTCGAAAAAACTCATGTCGTCATCTTCGACGCTGACATCTTCGGCAGTAACTTTCTTGGCTGGAGCAGAACGAACAACAGGAGCAGAAACTTCTTCGTCTTCTATCTTACGGGCAGAAGCAGCAGCAACGCCACCTGCGCCAAGAACCTTATCCAACTTCGTCTTGAGTTCATCATAGGACTTGAAGTTTTCAGGCTTCAAGAAATCCTTGAGTGAATGCGATGACTTCCAGACTTGCTCAATCTTAGAATCGTCGCTATCAAACAATGCAGCAGGAGCCTCAAACTCTGACTTGTCATAGTTACGATAGCCTTCAACGTTGCGAATCTTGATCTTGAAGTTTGCACCCTTCCAGAAATCAAACGGATTCAATGGTGTTTCATCAGCAAACTGCGGTTCAAGTTTTTCTTTGATCTTATCAAAGATCTTCTTACCAAACTTATAAAGGAAAACCTTGCCTTCGTTTTGCGGACGTTTGGCGT